ACATAACTATCTAAAATGTCAACAGGAACAGTATAGCCCATTTGTTCGCAATCTTTTTCCAATCTAATAACCAAAGATTTTCTAGTATTAGTTAGTCCAAGTTGATCGATCATAGAAGGGAGAATAGCCTCAATAAATTGCTTCTTCTGCTTACTATGTGCTTCTACAAGGTAATCCATGTTTGCTCCTGTTTAGTGTAAGTTATATTATAACACCGAACGAGCAATTAGTCAACTGATTTAAAAGTCCGCCAATCATCAATATTAGGCTTTTCGTCCGGATCATAAGTCCAACCCAATGCCTTCATCATACGGTGTTTAACCAAAAGATTTGGACTGCGGAAACGATTAGTATCTTCAAAACCCATCATGACACCAACCTCACAGACCGCACCCGATCGACAAATACCTGCGTAGCAATGAACAACCACATTCATACGGTTGTCCAAAGCGTGTTGCAATAGACGAACAAGTTCTGCGGCCTGCTCATGACTACAACGCATTGCTTCATCTAGGGCAAAATCTTTTTCTTCAATATCCAAGAATTCAAAGTTATGTTGTTCTTTGAACTTGTGGGCAGGCGTGGGGCGCCAACTTGCCGGATCAACAATACTGATCAGCATACTGTTCTCTCCGGCCTCGTGATGGAACCTAGTAGGTATATCAGCGGCTGCTACATTTTCAATCCACGGCATATTAGACTCCTTGTTTTCTCGATATCCAACCATCGTAGGTAGGATCAGTTACTTCATCAACACCAAAGATACCACATACTTCAAAATCTTTACCTTTGATAACTACAAATTCATTCATAGACTTTGCAACATTCATTGCCTCAGCCAGTGTAAGCACCTTGAAGGTTTCTTCTTTTCCTATTACTTTATACATGTCGTTATTTTAACATTAAATTTTGGTTTTGCCAACCTAAAAAAATAGCACCCGAAGGTGCTATTCAAAACATTAGTTTTTTTAGATATCGTAGCGTGGAACCATTACAGTCTTCAGCATGATACCTTCTGGAGTGAATTGATCCACATCAGCGCCTAGCAAGCTAGCCATGATGGCTGGACTAAATCCACTAACAAGAGCGGCACCACTCTTGTCTGCCTTAACTGGAACGTTATCACTTGCGTTTAGGTTCCAGAAAACAACCTTTGGACATGTGTATCCGGCTGCTTCGAACTTGCGTTCGATCATCGCCATTGCACTGTCATCGTGATTGACACATTGGTTAAACTGCATGTCACTCAGGATCAACACCATTGCTGGCATATCGCTTTGTGGTGCATTACCCTTGACAGCCACGTCAAGGATCTTAGTGAAGGCAGCGTGTAGATTAGTACTCATCCCCCAATCACTCTTAACCATTTGTGCAGCCTTTTGGACTACGTTACCCTTTAGGGTCATCAGTGCAGGCTTATCACTGAATGTAAGGAATGTGTCCTTGAACACACCCTTGTTCTTGTCAGCCAAGTACAAGCCAAGGCTAACTGAAACGTCCATGCAAGTCACGTTATTGTTCTTACCTGCTGGGCAGGACATAGAACCGCTAACGTCTACCAATGGTAGGATACTTGCTTCACCTACGTAGTTTGGCAAAGCGTCCCACTGTGCCACAATGTGGTCAGTGTCAACCTTGCTCAAGTCCATACCGTAGTGGTTGATAACACCCTTCAGTACATCATGTGGGAAGATTGCGTTGGCGTTAACCTTGACAGTCTTATCTCCACTGACTAACTTGGCCACGTACTCTGCAAATGCAGGTGTGTGACGTCCGAATGCCTTCTTGTAGTTGCGAGCAGCCACAGATGGAACATGCGAGAAGTTGATGTTATCCCAGTCGTTGGCACACATCTGTGTTTCAACAACTGTTGTCATTGATACCAATGACTTGCGGTACTGCTTAGGAGTCATTCCAAAGAATGATCGTACTTCAGCCGCAATCTTGCCCTTACGTGGAGTCCACTTGGCGGCAAGACCATTTCGCACACGAAGCGCATCACCTAACATTGTGTAGGCTGCTGTCTTCAGTGCAGGGGTTGAGAAGACAAAGATGTCGTCCCAGCGACCAACTTCAGGCACCTTCTTTAGCAAAGCCAAAGCGGCATCTGGGTCAGTCTTTTCCAAGTGAACCAAAAGGTCACGGAAGATTTGTCGTTCACCTGCACCACCGCGGACATCACGTGCCCATTGTGCGATGCGAAGTGCAACGTCTGAATTTTCTACGTAAGCGGCAGTGAAGTCGCCTACAATGTTCTTACCACGGCTTGCACCGATCTTATAGAACAGGTCAACTGTAGCCTTGGCTGTTGACTTACGTGCCTTCATGCCATTGGCAGTACGGGCTTCTTGATTTGCGATTGCTGTTACAAATGCGTTCATTTTATTACCTCACAGAATGTATTTTATTTTCGATATGAATGAAATTTAAAGTTGCTGTTAACATTCTAAAACTTTAACAGGATGATCGTGCCAATTTGTTTATTTTCTGGTCTGGCCAATTATAGCACCCAGACCCTATCAACATTCATGTTGCCTATTACATGTTTTTCTGTATGTAAATCATATCCGGACTTTGCCGGCCTATCTATTCCTTGAGCGTCTATTTCTAGAAAACATTTCTGCCTGTCCTTCGACCACCGTCTATAGCAATTACGTTAGTAGATTTTAAATTGCTGTAGTCATCCAAAACTAACAGGATCGTTGTTGACTGCTTTTATTTTACACAGGCCATCACTCTGTGCTTGTTGGTCTATTTCAATAGACACCTTCAACGTCTCCGGGCAAGCCCTTCAACTCCAGCGAACTACCATAGGGTCCAACGATCCATAGTAATATGAATGTTGCTGTACCGATCCTAAAACTCTTTGCAAGTTTCCTTGCTATGTATCTATTATAACAGTATTGCACTGTCTTGTCACTACATTTTGGCTAAACTGCTAAAATATATTTTGGTCGGAGTACAAGGATTCGAACCTTGGACCCCCTGGTCCCAAACCAGGTGCGCTACCAGACTGCGCTACACTCCGAATTAATTGGTACCTGGTGTCAGACTCGAACTGACATCGTTCTCCGTGTAAAGGAGATGCATAACCTCTCTGCGCAACCAGGCCTTGATCTTATACTACTCGTTTGATATATTCTTTTCCAATTTTGCCTGTTTGGAATTCAAGCAGTGCAGTAACCGGAGCATTTAGTTGCGAACCATTTTCGGCTTTGCGATGTTGCTTAGCCAATTCACGACAACGAACTGCTGCCATAATAACTAAATCAAATCTGTTGCCTCCTGACAGTTCGACACATTTTTCAATGTCTACACTGGGACCACGACTGAGTTGTTTAAATGCCATATATACCTTTGTAGTTAAAAATTTGGAGCGGGGTGCGAGAATCGAACTCGCGACTTGAACTTGGAAGGATCTCGTTTTACCACTAAACTAACCCCGCATACTTTATTGAAACACATTTAAACCTTTCTTCAGCGTTTAGTCGCTATCTCCCTTACTAATCGGGCGTAGGGTATGTGCTTCAATAAAGTGTCTAGCCACTCCCACCACAGGAGCCCTAGACTGAGCGGTTACTCTGTCCACGTTCTTTTCTATTTAGACAGGATAGCGTCCCTGCCTTTGTGATTTCTCAAGTCGCCCTTAAATAGGGCCTTGCGGTAGATCCAATGCACCGTACAGTTATCGTTACTGTAATGACGCACTTCCTTAACGTAGAAGTGTAGACGGGGTCTTGGCTCCTCAGGCTGGGCACGATCCAGCGACCAACGGATTAACAGTCCGCTACTCTACCAACTGAGCTACTGAGGAATATTCTTTACTCATGAACCTTGTCGTTCGCCCTTGGTAACTTTTAGTTTAATTCCGGCAACTAGTTCTGCTTGAATCATTGCGTTTTTATACGCATGACGTTCAACTGGATTGATAATGGTACACATAAATCGTTTAGTCTGCTTGCTGAGTTTGAATGTTGATGTAGGTTTCATATTTGCTCTTTATAAAAAAATTTGGCGGAACGAAAGAGACTCGAACTCTTAAAGCGGCTTTCACCACTCGACGGATTAGCAATCCGCTCCAATACCATTATGGGACCGTTCCTTGTATTCTATGTAGCCGGGAGGCTTCGAACCTCCATGGGTTTTAAAAACTATGTTTGCAACCCGACCCCACTGTGGAACACTGTGGGAGCTTTGCCTATTTGCTAACGGCTACATATGTAATTATACATTCTGTCTGCCGTAAAGTCAAGTGTTTTTTAATTATATCTTTCCACATTGATTTACAATGCTGAGTTTAAATCCTGTGGATTCTTGCAATGCCTGTTTGAAACGGCCTTGATACGGCAATTCCAACGTATACGGCATCACACTGTCTATACCAATTAGAAATTGATGATTGGATTTGAAGTCATAACTGCCACTGCGACATTCTTGGTAAATCAATTGTGCGTCACGATAAAAACTCACAGCCACATTGACACGCTTGTTCAAAATTGTACGTACAGTATCAATAGGTTCTCGATCTTTGAACTCATAAGTAGACCCAGTAAATCCCAACCAATTCTTGGTAATTTTAACATAGCAGTTAGCACAGTTGTTATTGACAAAACTATGCTGAACTATGGACAGTGTTTCTCTAAGTGCAGTGAGAAAATTATTGCTCCATTGTAAATCATATTTGATCACAAAAACCGCACTCGCATCTTGCATTTGCAATTGAGAATTTAACACCGTAGGAGTAAATGCTCTTATAGGATAGTCTGCCAGCACAGTGTTCAACAGTTGCAGACCCTGTTTGGCAGTGCGTTCTTTTGAAGACAACAGTCTATCTGCCTGACCAGTCAGCGTTTTGCCGTCAATGGCTGCATCACTGGAAAATCTGCCAATGATACGATCTGCTATGGTGTTGTCTTTGACCCAGACATCCGCCGTTACAACCCATTGTTGATTTTTATTTTCTTTAGATATAATCTGATATTTTTCAACATAGGCACTGCTATAAGATATGATGTCGTTTCGTTCAAGATTGTTTTTGCTCACTTGACTTTCAGTCAACATAACCAATCGAGATTGTTCAACAGCAGATCGCAATGCCGATTGTGCGGCTTGCGATTCTGTGTCACCACTGCCGCTTACACGGAATGGATTGGCCCATGCTGTGTTTATAACCAGCACTGCTGTCAATATCAGTTTGACTAACATTAACCACCAAATTTTCTACGCATAATTTGTTGTGCTCGATCACTGTCGCGATCCCAACGGATAGTAACCTTAGCAGTTTGTCGATCAACAATTTGTTCATCACTGACGTAGACACCTCTCAGTATACCTGAGGCCTGTGTTCTAATAGTGTCAGTTACTGTGCGAGCAATGTCATTGCTGTTTTCTCTCACAGCCCAATTAGATTCTTTCATCGCATCTTCGTCACTCAATGCCACTTCCTCTGCATTTCTGATTCGATTTTTGATGCGGTCATTGGCTTTTTCAATATTCTTAGTCAATGTATTGACCACTTGGGTACTGGATACATCTTCTGCTAAGAATCTACGCAGTTTGGCCTTGGCCTGCAATTCGGCTACTCGAAAAGCATCTTCTCGATTGTTTTCACTGTTACCATTTGAAGTGGCATAGCCAGTAACTTCAATGGCTCGAAAGTCGCCTTTGATACAGAGAGATTGTATCAATCCGGTGCCCCATGAACATTCCCATTCAATCTTTACACCTTGCCGTTTGAAACTTGAAGAAAGTTTTTGACTACTCAGTGCTTCAATCTGCGGACCTTCTACAGTTTGTTTAGTGCCTGCACATCCGCTGATCATTGAGCAGATCAATATTGCTGTAAAAACTAATGGTGGTTTCATTTTGCCATTTCCTGTGAGTGTGTTTTAACTGTGTCTACGCCTTTGTCCAGCATACGAGCAATGCCGGAGAATCCAACAGTTGCTAGGATAAGTCCAAAGACTGTGCCTATAATAAAGTTCCTCATATGAGCCTTTCTGTGTGTAAGTGTTGTTATTGTATACGAATCATTACCACTTGTCAACTGATTTTGGTGTCCTCGACAGGAATCGAACCTGTATCTAAGTCTTAGGAGGACCTTGTACTGTCCATTGTACTACAGGGACTATGGCCGGTCTTGAGAGGATCGAACTCCCACCCTCGGTTTCGAAGACCGAGATGATATCCATTTCACCAAAGACCGATTTGCGTGGAGCGGGATAGGAGAATCGAACTCCTGACTAAACCTTGGCAAGGTTTCATTTGACCATTAAACTAATCCCGCTTATATTTGGTGCCCCAGAGGAGACTCGAACTCCTAAAATTTGGCTTCTAAGACCAACACGTATACCAATTCCGTCACCGGGGCATGTTTTTACTTATCACTATATGGACGTGCGGGTGAGATTCGAACTCACGGTTTTGCGGATTTGCAATCCACTGCATTGGGCCACTCTGCCACCGCACGATTTATTTGGCGTACCCACTAGGACTCGAACCTAGACTGACGGTTTTGGAGACCGCGATGCTGCCATTACACTATGGATACGTAAATGGTACCAGCGGAGGGAATCGAACCCTCTCAAGAACGCTAATCTGGCGCTAAAAGGTTTATAAAACCTCTCTGACTACCAAGTCTCGCTGGCATTAAAAAACAGGATACCTTTTTACGAAGGCTGTTTAAGCCTTTGCTCTACCATTGAGCGATCTACGCATGAAGCGTGGAGTTGGAATCGAACCAACGTGTCATAAATGACTTTGCTGCAAGTATCCTAAATTGGATGCGGGTGACAGATTCGAACTGCCGATGCACCTGGCTTATGAGACCGGTGTGGTGACCACCCTACCCGCTATATTCTTGATAGTTATTTTTGTGTCAGGAAACCATCAAACCCCGTGAGAGCAGCCCATCCTGTTTTCGCTTCAGCGGAGGCGGAATATTTAACAGGTCCGCCCTAAATTTGTTGCCACACTATTTATCCTATTATACACCGTGTGCTATGGTGATGTCTTTTGGTGGAGGATAACAGAATCGAACTGTTGCGAAAACCTTGCAAAGGTCCCAGGCTACCATTACATCAATCCCCCATTTGTTGATAATACTCATAGCCTTATAGGCTGAACGAATTTCGGAGTCGGGTGCTTCCCTTCCTTAGCCATTGATCTCGGTTATGTCAGAGGAGCAAGATGGCCCTATTCCTCATGAGTCTATGCGTCCATAGACGATACCCGCAGAATACTATCAACAAATGGAAGAGCCTAGGGGAGTCGAACCCCTCTTCTCAGGATGAAAACCTGATGTCCTAACCGATAGACGAAGGCTCCATTTTTTACTATAAATTTTTAAAGAACAGTGTTAATTGCTTAACAAGTGTATATTATACATTATGTTGTGTTATGTGTCAACTCATTTTGGTGCTCCAGGCTGGTATCGATCCAGCGTCTGCACATTACCAATGTGCTGTACTACCTTTGTACTACAAGAGCATATTGGTACCCCTTGTCGGACTCGAACCGACACGATTCTCCTTTTGAGAGAGACGCCTCATACCAATTGGGCTAAAGGGGCATATAAGTAAACACACTAGCCACCGTCATACGACAATGCTGTCGGGACCACAATGCTATCGCCCTAAGGTTTATAACCGTTCTTTCACTAATGTGTTTGCTTATATGGCACCGCTTGGTGGAATCGAACCACCATTATGAATTTAGAAGAATCATGTCCTATCCATTGAACGAAAGCGGTATGGTACCCCTGGCGAGATTCGAACCCGCACTCGACAGATTTTAAGTCTGCTACCTCTACCTATTGGGCTACAGGGGCAAATAAAACAGGATAGCATTTTTTGGCTTTTTTTCAAGAAAAGATTTTTTGATTTGCTGTTGCTATCCTTAACTTGGTAGTCGATACTGGGATTGAACCAGTGACAGTCACGATGTCAACGTGGTGCTCTACCTCTGAGCTAATCGACTATAACTTGGTCTCCCTACAAGGATTCGAACCTTGACCACACGGCCCCAAACCGTGTACGCAACCTGATAACGCTTTAGAGAGATAATTTGGAGGAAGGATGGTAGAATCGAACTCCAACCGCTTGCGCAGTCCATCTGTTTTCAAGACAGTGCCGGGCCCAGCCCAGATAACCTTCCATGATTGGTGCCCCATGACAGAATCGAACTGCCGTAACCTGATTACAAAACAGGTGTAATACCATTATACTAATAGGGCAAAATTGGTGCGACTGGAAGGAATCGAACCTCCGTTCCAAACTTCGTAGGATTGTGTATTCTCCACTATACGACAGTCGCATGTTGAATTTGTTAAAGTAGTTCCCCCATCGTTATAGGAACCATTCACCCGTGTAATAAACTCGAGCGGGACTCGGTACGCTACTTGGGATACTGGTCCAGCGTGGCAACCATCTGCGTCAATCACCAGGTGATCAACCGGGAGTCGAACCCGCTTGCCTTCTACTGTTTCAGTCCTTCGAAGAAACCTAGCAGCGTGACTTTCTCTTGCTAACACTCTAACAAAACTTGGTGCAACCTCCAGGGATCGAACCTGGTTCAACGGTGCTTCAAACCGCCGCTATGACCACATCAGCTAAAGTTGCATAAACTTATTAGGGGTGACTATCGGGGCTCGAACCCGAACTACCAGAGTCACAGTCTAGGTTGCTACCATTACAACATAGCCACACCTAATAAGTCTAACATTGGCACCCGGACTAGGGATCGAACCTAGGCTAACAGAGTCAAAGTCTGTTGTGCTACCATTACACAATCCGGGAACAATAAAACAGGATGCATTTTGTTTTCACCAAAAGAAAAGTTTTTAACTTTGCTGTTAGCATCCTAAACTTGGTTCCTCCAACAAGAATCGAACTTGTAATGACCGGTTATCAGCCGATTGTTATACCATTTAACTATAGAGGAATATCTGGTGGTAAAGGTGAGATTCGAACTCACACCGGGCACCGTATGAAGGTGTTGCACAACCATTATGCTACTTTACCATATAGAAACACACTAGGCTACTTACCGATTTATCTCGGAATTCTTTTTCGCAAAATGTGTTTTTATATGGTAGGGGCACTGAGAATCGAACTCAGATTACCTGGTTAAAAGCCAGATACTTTAGCCGTTAAGTTATACCCCCATATGGTCCACAGCGTCAGATTCGAACTGACACCTCATCGGTTAAGAGCCGAGTACGCTACCGTTAACGCCAGCTGTGGATGATTCGTAATAGATTTTCTTTTACGTGCCATCCAGGACCATACGGGGGTCTAGGATGACACTAGAGTTTACCTCGTTTCATGTCGTTCTCCTTATGAACATTTTTAAAAACAGGATGCTTATTTTTCAATTAAAAGTTGAATTTTTGAATTTGCTGTTCGCATCCTAAAATTGGTGGAGGCCGAGGGAATCGAACCCTTCTAGACAGTATGCTTGCAAGGCAAACCCGTAGTCCACTACTGCCCCCATGTTTGGCTCCGTGTGTGAGGATCGAACTCACCTAATCACTGATTAACAGTCAGGTCCTTGCACCATGCTTGGATTTCACGGAATAAAATTGGCGGTCTGTGGGGGAATCGAACCCCCGTAAGCGGATAGACAATCCG